CAAGTGTTCAGGGTCGAGGCGTTTCCTCTCCCTTTCCGTTTTTAGTTTACGGATTCTTGCTATCTCATCATCTAACGGCTCACACTTCCACATTTGTTCTAACGAGTAGTATACGGCAGAGTATCGGTAGGCGTGCTCGTTGTCGTATTCTATGGTGCTTACTCCGTGTAGGATTTCTTGTCCGTTGAATATAGATAGTGTGTTGTCTGCTACTTCTAATGCGATATCAAGTTCGGGTATTACGAGATACCCTCCTGCTACGTCTTTCTTAAATACAACCATATTGGAAAGTACACCTTTGAAGTTTCCTGCATCAAAGTGGTATTTTAATTGGTTGTTCTTGTTTACGATACCGGAAGTGAAAGGGCTTCCTCCGATAGTCCAATCCTGCATCACACGTTCTTCTACTGTCTTTGTGTGGAACTCATAGCGTTCGGGAAAGTATTCTTTGTAGTATCCTACAAGCTCTTGAGCAAAGTTGGTGATAACGTGGTGTTGCTTCTTGTGGTTCATAGCCATTGCCGTAACCGTGCAATAGTCGTGGCGCATAGCTACTCTTGGGGAGTAGCCAAAGATAGCACTTGTGCTTACAAGGCCTCGGCTTCTTTTGCCGGTGCCGTACTGAATGTTTTTTACAGCCCAACGCAATGCGCTGGTGTCCGTATCAAGTTTCTTGTATAGCACCGTAGGTTGGTCGTCAACATAAATAATCACATCTTCTTTTATGATGGTGCTAACGTCAGAGCGCAATGCCGTGCGCTTCTTGAACTTGTCTATGTCAATCTCCTTGCGTTTTAGGTCGAGTCTTTTCATATCGTAGTGCTGCTCTCCACTTTTTTACTTGGTTGATATTGGTAAAGCGGATTTGTATTTCCGCTTTTGCATCTCCCGTCTTTTTACTTGAGTAACGGAAAAGTGCAGGAAATTCTTCCATCAGATACTCTACGTCCTTGATTTTGTTGGCCTTCCTGCGCTCGTATATCTCGCTTTTCTTTCCACGGCCACCAATACCTCCGGGACTATAATGCTTCTTGTGGAAGCAAATGTAGTTGTTGATTAGAACCTTGCCGTACTCGTACAACTGTTGTGCCGTATATCCGTAGTCGTCAGTACTTACCAAGTTTTTATCAATTAGAAGGTCGGTCTTTCTATGAACAACGGCCTTCCCAATGATATATCCTACGTCTCTATACTTTTTGCTGCGGAAGAAAAAGTTCTCGTTGGAACAAAAGCCAATGAGGTTGGCTCCGGTGCGCTCCGCCATCTTCGTCATACCCACTATCTTATCATATACCTTTGAGAAGTCCGTAGGTGTGTTGTAAACGTCTTTAAACTTTTCCGGTTCCCCCTGCACGTCTAACGTGCTAAAACCATAGTGAGCGTCATCTACCATAGTTAGGTGGGTAATGTTGTCGTCAAGGCGTATGTACCATTCCCCTTCCTCTACAAGTTCTTCTATGATATAGTTTCGTATGTCGATTATACTCCTGCGGGTTTCGCTATTGATTAGCCTGTCCTCCGGTATAACTTCTTTGTACAAATCGTATTGTTCTTGGTCGTGGACAACCACGTACCAATCATAACCGTCAAGCAAAGTATGAACGCTTATGCTATCCCAACGGTCTACGCTATTTATGAAGATTTTCATTTAGCCTCGTACTCCTCTAACAATGCTACGATAACATCCGTGTTGCTTTCAAGCTCACGCTCCTCCATAATCTCCTGCAACTTTGCAAGTACGTACTCGTACTGCTGATTGTCGAAGTACATAGTAATCTGCTTGACCTTTGCGTTGATATAAGTATCAAGGTCTTTGTCGAGCTCATCCATATCAAACTCCGGCTCGATATCCTCGTCAAAGTATGAGGCAGGAATATCCAAGCCCCAATCGCTCAAGTCCTCAATCTCCCACTCGTTTGCAAGCAAGTCCCAATCCCATTCTCCAAAGGAACTGTTGTCCTTGATAACGAACTCCTTCTTTTGTTCTTCGGTGAACTCCGAAGCCTTAATAATGTAAACCTCTTTGAGTCCTGCTTCGATACAGGCACGTAGTCTCATATTCCCACCAAGCACAACGCCATCGTCATCTACTACGATAGGGCGAACCTTGAGCATATCAGGGAACTCTTGAATACTGCGGACAAGTTTGCGGAACTTGTCGTTCTTAATAACACGTGGGTTGTTCGGTGCAAGATACACCTTGTTGATTTTTACTAATTCTGTTTTCATTGTTTGTTTAGCCATTCTCCGGTAAAAAAGTTTTCTATGTAGTAATCGTTTCTATTTTCTTTTTCCCACCGCTTGTTGCGGTACTTGGTGTAGCAAATGTGGAAGGGCCGGTATCTTGGTATAACCTTTTTCACCATTCGTGATAAAAACCTTGGGCCAGTGGTTTGTAGCACAAACCGGCCTTTCCAACTATCGTAAACCCCTACGGAGCTTTTCTCTTTATAGTTCTCTTGCATTTCAGCAAGTACTATATCCCAAAACTTAAAAGCCGGTACCGATGCCATAAAGTCGTTAGTAACATAGTCTTTAGTATCACGGTATAAATGCGACACGCTATGTAATAATAACTTCTTGCTCAATAGGTCGTCAAATGGCTTTATAGGATATATATCCAAGTCAGAGTATATACCCCCCTTTGAATGCAAGATAAGGATTTTCATCAAATCTATACGCTGAATATCATAACGCATAGAATTGTAGAAGTCTACAAGGTGCGGGAACTCGCTTTGCAGCAGTTCCTCGCAGTCTTCTCTCAACCATAGTTTGTACTCCCAATCGGTATGCAACTCCGCCATAAGGCGAGAGCTCTCAACGTAGGTCGGGAGCTCTGCAAATGGCTTGGATATTTCAAAGAATATCTGATGTATTTTCTTCGGTATCACAAGGTTTCTTCTATATAATAGCCATCAAGGTCAATGCCGTCTACAAAGAACTTACGGTACAATTCTATACCTTTTCTTGTACGTTGCTTACCGCTTTCGTAGAACTCCTCGCTAACGTGGTACACGCCAATGTCAAGGCTTCCTTTGTCGATAGCAACAAAGTGGAAGTTTTCCGGTGGTATTCCAAACAAGTTGCAGTAGATATACGCTTGTATGTCATAACCATATTTATAGGCTGAATACTTGAAAGCGTTGAGGTCGCTTGTTGTTTTGAGGTCAATGATATGGTCGCCTTGCAGGATATCTGCCTTCGCACGGAACGGCATCCCGTCAAGTGTGTCAACACGAGGAATCTCAAACTCGGCATCTTTCAGATAGCCAAGCACCTTCTCGTTGCGAAGCATATGGTCTTGAAGCCTTCTAACGTCAGCCTCCTCTTTTGAAGTTATAACGTCAAGGCCTTCGTTGGCCTCGACTGCTTCTTTGAACTTCTTGGTGTTTCTTGACTGAACGTCAACAACAACAACCTCGTCCATTTTGTGTGGCTCAAGAACGGAAAGGTGGAACAACTTCCCAATGAGCAAAGCCTTTGAGTTGTTGTCGCCTCCGTACTTGGTTACATAGTGGTAAGTCTTTGGGGAGTTGAGAAGCATCTTAATAGAACTTGAGGAAAGTGCTGCTTTCCCCAAGTACCCGTAGTAATGCTCATCGTGTTTTGCTAACTGCTCAAGGTGGCCTACCTCGTGGTAGATGCCGTCGAGCATCTTAATTTCTTTGTTACTGTAAAACATCGTAAAGCTCGTTGCAGTTAAACCAATCGTTGAACAAGGTTTTCAAAGCAACCTCCTCAACAGGAGAGGTTATGCTGTATTCCTTGCGAGTAAACCAGTCTTTGTAAATGTAGTAGAAACGAGAATTGTTGCCTCTACCCTTCATAACGATTTCTTCAGAAGGACCTCCCCAAGAAAGAAGCCAAGTCCATTCATCATCGTCAGGATTGTACGTTAGTGATAACCCGTAGTTATCAAGACCTTCGTGGTCTTGCATAATCATCATTTCCTCGATGTCTTCCATACGGTTGTAAAAGTGTTCTCCGATAGTCATAATAGTTGGTTGTTATTGATTAGTACTGAATGAAATCTGCCATAATCGACAGCTATCTCGATAAGGTCGTTTAGATTGTCAGAGTCAAGTTCGACACGATTGATAATCATTGAATAATTCATAGTTGGTTGTTTTTTAGTTAGTTCCATAAGCAAGTTTAAAAAAAGTTTAGTTGTTAACAAAAAAGTTTACTCATTTATTTTGTTAGCGAGGTAAGTCGGCAAAAAGCCAACCGTTCCTCCCATTTCGGCTCCGCTATCTGCTTTAGATTAAAAACATATATCCCTTCCGGTGTGCTATTGATATACATAGGCGTAGTTCCAAACTCGTTGCTGCGCTTTATGAGCGCATCATACTTGTCCTTCTCTATCAATAGTTCGTCATAGTGCTTGTTGCGGCACTTGAGTTCTATATCCATCTTGTGCTTCAAGGAGTAGCAGTCGAATCTTGAATACTGCTTCTCGCTTTTCTGCAAGTCGGGGACGTGGGTTATACGTAATATGTTAAACAGGTCTATCTCCCTCATAGGATTGGTATAGACCTTTAAGGTCGTTTATATATTGCTTCCACTCTTTTGGCGCACAAGGGCACGGGATAGCAAATTTGTGGCTGAATACCCTTGCGTGTATTCTTGCTAAAGGTTCTTGGTATTCTTCCTTTATAGCTCTGCCGTCAAAGGCAGAAAAGAACTGCTTGAGGGTTTCATACTCCCCTGCTTCCAAGCAGGAGATTTGACTCTTGCGAGGAAACAGTTTGTTTAGCTTTTCCTTGCGAGCATCACAACCACAATCTACACCGGTGGCTTCGCTGAACCAATCAACGGCAGCCTTGATACCGGTGGCCTTTGTAATCTTTTCAATATCATCTCCCAAGCCCTTGGACTTGTTCTTGCTTCCTTTAGGTCTACCCCTCTTTTTGGCCGGTGCGGTATTCTCGATACTTTTCTCCGTGCTTTTGCTGGATTTTTGTTCTGACATTTTTCAGTGTATTAAATATTGAACTTTGACTTATTCTGCTTCCTTCGCTCAACTCACGGATTGTTTCGTTGTCTCCGTAGTATATCTCAAATATCTTCTTGTCGTACCAATGCATATCCTCAAGGGTTTCTCCGATATCAACCAAAAGCTCCTCAAGGGTTTCTTTGCAGTTTTCAGTATCATCTGCCTCAAAAGGTAAATCTTCCTGTACAGGCAGGAAGGCCTTCTTGCTTCGGCAATGGTCGTAGTATAAGTTTCGTAAAGTAACGTAAACGTAGAAGGTGTTTACATCGTCATCCCCGTATTTTATCTGCTCGTAAGTTGTTTTGTCGTACAACTTTATATACATCTCTTGCACAAGCTCACGAGCACCATCTTCGGACAAGCCAAAGGACAATGCCATACGCATCCAATCAGCATCTCGCAAGGCGAGTTTCTCAAGCAGAATCATTCAACGGTTTATTCATTCCGTTGAAATATACACTATAATTCGACACGGTCGATTAAATCCTCAACTTTTTTCTTAAGTTCCTTGTTTTCCTTGCGGAGTTGTTGTATGTCAATCTTGAGATATCCGTTCTCAAGCTGCGCATCTAAAATGCGCTTCTCAATATTTTCGATTGACGTCATACAAAAGCTGATAGTTGAATATAAGTTCTCGAGTTGTAGTAACACAATACGGTCTCCCTTGTTGTGTTCTATCATACTCCCTATCATAAGGAGCTGCTCCCGTAGAGCCATAGTAGCAAAACCATCCATTTAGCATTCCAGTTCTTGTACTATTAGATATTCCAATTCATCAAACACTTCCCCAAGGTCAAGTTCTTGAAGGTCGGAGTTGTAAATACTTTCAACCTCCCACTCATCAGCGATATGAGGAATGCCTTCAAAGTAGTCGGCTGATTGGCCTTCGTGGAAATTTACCTTTGCATACCAATCGCAGCCTTGTATCTCAAAGTGCCGTAGGTTCTTGGTGAGCAAAGCCTTTTTGAGCTTTTGCTCTGCAGCGTAATCGTTGACAAGGTTATAAATTTCATCAAAGACAATCTCTCCTTCGGGAGAGAACTTGCTACCGTACATATTGCGGTAGTCGTTCAAATGTTTTAGTAGTTCCTTCATAGTTGGTTAATTTTAATCAATGTTAAATAAATAATTCTTGTAAACCTAAAACCGGACGTAAGTCGGAGTTAGATATTGTCCAATTATCCGTTTTCATCTTGAATGTTGTTCCGTCATCCCGAACAACCTTTTTCCCTTCAGGTGTGAAATAAGCCACTTTCTTGAACAGGTCGGTAGGTATGTACCCGCAAACTGTTAAAACGCTTGTACGCTTATTTAAACTACAAAATAGATAGTAGTCGCAGTCATAGTTCAGCTGCGAAGCTATAAGATTGTTTACATAGTGGGGTTTCGGGTCGACCATTCTGCCCATTGTCTTGACGTCCCACCTCAACCCTTGGGCATCAACAATGTCAAAGCCACCGTCAAAGCCTTCAGCAAATTCAACAGGCAATCCCAATTCTTTCTTGACCGCATACTCGCCAAGAAGCCCAACGTATTGTTGTTCTTGATTTCCGTCAGCGTTCCCTCGCTGACCGATATTATTCTCTTGAAGGTACTGCCATACCTTTACCTTTAGTTCCTTTGGGATTGTTAGTTGTATCATAGTTCTACAAAGTGTTTTAATACTTCTACTTCATCTCTTGATAGTTTACCCCTCAAGTGTACTTGAACGAGTACATCTACCAAAGCCTTATAAGCCTGTCGGTTTATCAGCATAAGTTCTGAACCGGCCTTATCCATTTGCCTTGTTAAAGGTGAAGAACTGAATAAATAATTCATCACGGTTCTGCTCAATCATAAGAAAGTGCCAGCTTATTTTTACAAAAGCAATACGGAACAGGGTTATGTTCCACCAACCTTTGTCGATAAACTGCCAACCAAATAATTCTATATCAAATTGCTTCATCACATTCGTATTAACCTCAACCTTCTTTGATACTTGCGTATCAACAAGGCGGTATTTATTAGTTGGCTTTGTATCTCATCATCCCAACCAAACCTACTCGCTTGGATTGTCAGATTCACTTGGTCGAGCATCAGCATCGTTAGATACTTCTCCACCTGTCGTATGTGCTTCCTCTTGCGTGTCATCTTTTACTTTTTTAATTGCCTGTTGCTTAAATATCCTATCGGCTATTTTATTGCCGACTCTATCCATTGCCCTTCGTTGCCTCCGGTTAGGCTTATGGTCTTTCATTTCTCTTTGGTGTTAAAGGGTTTGTCTTGACGTTGCAACCATCTTACATACATCTTGGCTGCCCAAGCTCTTCTTTGTTTCTTGAAATACTTTGTTTCTTTCTTCAGCTCTTTTAAGGGCCTTTGAAGTCGCTTTAAGTTTATGCTGAAGAACCTCACGCTCGGATTCATATTTGTCCTCTAAACGCTTTATTCTACGTTCATAGCTATCTTGGTACTGGCGCACCAAAGATTCATCTCCTACCCTTGCTACCCTGTTGTTTAGAACTTCCTGCAAGTCAGAGTCATATTCTTCAGCGCACCTTGCTATTTCTTCGCTGAAAAGGTGGTACACCCTTGCGTACGTTTTATCGTTGATTAAATTCCACTTGTGGTTCTTCCGGCTATGGATAACCGTTGCGTGGTCTCTGCTGATTATCCGGCCTATGGTTTTCATTGGAAGCATCGTTTGCTCCAAACAAGCCACGGCAAAAGCGTGGCGGTGTATTACATTGTATCGTTGCCTGTTGTTTTGTACGTTATGCTCTTTGCATACGCTTTCCCACAAATCTTGAATTGAAGTTCTTTGTTCTAAAATAATCATAGTAGTCTATTGTGTATATCTTTTAGCCATTGTTTCTTGCTTGGAACATCGCCATACTTAACGTGGCAAGGCCTACATACGGCCATCAAGTTCTCAATCGTATCAGCTGCCTTTGAGCCTCCCATACCTCGTGCCTCGATATGGTGGATATCTACGGCTTTGGAACCGCATACCTCGCAAGGTATGAAGTCCTCAAGGCCATAGTTAAAGTACTCAAGATATATCTTCGTGTGCTTCTTCACTTTTCTTTCTTTCGTGGTATACAAGGCTTTTCATTTCCTCAACAAAACATAGTGGTGTGTACCAATCGGATTGGCCAAGCCCACTCATACGGTTTTGTATGTAGTCAAGTATTTCTTCTCTTGTTCTCATCTTGCAAGTAGTGTATCGTTAGCAGTAGCAATGCGGTGCTTGTCGCCTATGTAGTAGTTCCAATAAGCGTCAACCGTGTCGGCAGATTTGTACTCGTCTGGCATACATTGTGGTGGCTGCTCAAACTTGTTGATTGGAATGTTAGGCGGGAGGTCGGCAAGTGCCTCCTCGCATTTCTCAATAGTCAAATGCTTACGGCCGTATCTACGGGTGTATTCTCGACCAAGAGCCATCATATGCAGGTAAACCCATTGGTAGTGGTTAGCATCGGAACGAGTCCATACCGCTGACGGGTGGTTCTTGTGTGTTGCCTTGTAAGGCACATTGTCGTTGCCTAACTCACGGTGGGCAGTACATAGCAGTTGAGCTGATTCGAGAATCATTTTGACAACGTGCTTGTTGTACATAAGTCTTGCTGAACGGTCAGGACAAGAATGTAAATAGAAAATGTTCATAGTAGAAATAGTTGGTTATATTCTCAATGTTAAAAAAAATAATTGGATTACAGGGTTAGCTGCTCATTATTTTCTCGCATTTGCTTGATAAGGTCGACACCTGCTATCTCGAAGCCTACGTTCCCAATCTTGCTTCGTAACACAACAGGCTCTTGCATTGCCGTTGGTCGGCCACCGGTTTCCATCTCCTTGACCTTGCGAACGTGCAAGTGGCTATACATCCAATCCGTAGGGTGCTGCGAGTACCGGTGTATCACCATAAAATCTGAAGCCCTGTTGACCCACTTACCGCCACCTTCAGAATCAGCAGCCATTGGTGGGCTTGGAAAGCCTTCGTAGTTTTGACCTCGCTTGTTGGTTCTCCGTAACGCTTCCGTTACTGCGTGGGTATTCAGCCAAATGCTCACATTGTTCTTTGAGCAGAACATACGCATCATACTTGCTGCAAGGTAGTCGTAGTCGTGTCCGGTAAGGCCGGACAAAGCGTCCTTATCTTTTGCGAGAGAGTTGTACGGGTCTATCAAGAAGCCTTGGTACGGCCACTCGTCATAAACCTCTTGAGCACGTTCCAACAAGCTCTTGTAGGTAAGCAAGTCAGATATGTCCATAATCATAAAAAACTGCTGCAAGTACATAAGGCTTGTTTCAAACTTTGCCGGTGGTAGTTTCTCAAGCACCTCGCCATTGTAATACTCAATGAGCTTTTTCATTATGGAATACGGCTCATTCTCGCTTGAATATATGAGCCATTTAATACCGTGCTTCAAAGAAAGCACAAGCATTAGGTAAATAGTCAAACTTGTTTTACCCACGTTAGCGTGGCCAAGTATGATATTAAAGTTCTTTGGTTTGAATCGAAGGAATTGGTCAATGGCTTCGTGACCAAACTTGTATCCTTCTTTTACACGGCCTTCTCGTACCGCTAATAAATCTTCGTGTAGTTTGCTAAAATCAATCGTATTCTTCATCATCGTTCCCTATGTCAAGTCTGCGAAGCATTATTTCGTATTGCTCACGTAGTTCAGCGTATTCAATTTGCAGTCGGTAGTAATCTACTGCAAGTTCCTTATACGACAAGTCCTTACGCCACAATGCTTCTTGTAAAAATTTTTCTAAATCCTCCATACCCAATTATAAAAAAAAAGGGTGGGTTTTTAGCCCACCCCTTGCGAGTATTTTTTTTTAGAAAGGAAGGTCATCTTCCTGCTCACGAACTTGAGCCGGTGCAGGTGTTGGTGCTTCCTGCTTTGGCTCTTTGTTTACCCAATCGTTAAAGATATCTGCTACCTGCAATACTTGGGAAGCCTTGAGGCCCATTCCTGCTGCGTATTCTACGGCAGCTTTTAAGGCTACCTGACGGACAATTAACTTGTCTTTTGAACCACCGCCTCCGGCTGAAGGCTTATACCCTCCACCGCCTCCGGAATAGTTGCTATTAGGGTTTACCCTTTTGAATCTTGATTTCTCTACATCATAAGTGTAGTTAAATTCCTCACCGGCTTTTGGTTCCCAAGTCTTGGTAAGAATAGAACCGGATTGGCCATTGTCAAGGTGGAGCTTGTAGATTTTAAAGTCGTTCCACGTTGTTTCGAACATTACGTCCTTGATAGTTGCTGTTTTCATATTTATTGAATTTAATATACAGGATTAATAGTTTCTCCGTTTTCGCTCACAAGGGCATCGCCCTCCCAATGAATGGCGTAGAATAAAGGTGCGCCTTCGTCATAAATATCGTCATAAGACCATAGGGCTTCTTCTACTGTAAACACATCACCGAAGTCGTTAAAAACATAGCCTCCGGTGTTGTAAGGATTCAAGTCCAATTCCTTGAGGTGTGCTGCTGATTCTATCTTTTTCATAGCTCAAAGTATTTTTCCTCAACGTAGGCCGCATCTTCGAAGAGGCCTTGGTCTATAAACATTGTGTACACGCCATCAGCATCGGCTACTTGTACTAAACTGTCGATTTGTTCCCTTGTGTAAATCATTTCTTGTGAAGTTTAATAAATTGGTTGATTAAATCTTGACAGGCTTCGTTGGAAATACCTTTGTGAAGTTCATAATCACGGTAGATATATTGGCGAGTCATTGCGAGTTCGGTTCGTAGAGCTTCTATTTCAGCTTCGTAAACCTTTATTAGTTCGTCTTTCATAGTATTTTAAGTTGGTTGAACAGAACAATGTTAAATAAATTGTTCGGATTCACAAAAAAAAGTTGATAAAAAGAATAACCCCACCGAAGTGGGGCTATCCAACCAACTAATCTACAAAGGGAACTAACGTAGATATATTTTTACTATTGAAGTATCTTTTGTAATCGTGTTATCATACGAGAGTTTAATCTCTCCAATATGTTTAGGGGAATCATTAGGAAGAAATCCCAAGTCAACAAGGCTATCACAAACAAACTTTGAAACCATAATACAATTATCGAGGTCATAGCGATAGTTACAACGGATAAGGACTTTCGCATTTCCGTAAGCAGTAACATCATAACGGTTAAGTTCGCTCTCAATTTCTTTCTTCCATTTATCCTTTTGCTGCTTTCGGAAAGTCCAATGGCGGCTGGAGTAAAAGGCGTTAAGGGAAGGAACTTTACCAACGCTAATCTCAATTTCATTAGTCCATTGCATCTAAAAGTCGTTCACTTTTCTCAATATCGTACTTGCCTATGAGCTTGTATATGTGCCGGCTTATGCTTCGTATTGCTTCTTTTTGTTCGCTTGTCGCTTTAGAGTCATTGAAGTTGGCGTGGATTGAAGTATCAATCGCAAGAAGTGTGTCTACTATTCCCATTTGGTTTATTTAATTAACCTTCTAAAGAAGGTTATTAAACTAATTATAACTATAACTATTATAACTAACTTAACTATATCAAAGTTAGACAACTTTTCTTGATACACAACCTTGGGGACTAAAATTTCTTTGGATACCGTTATGGTATCCGGTGGGCAAGTGGTTTCTACCCAAATAGTGTCGTGAAGGATGTTTATAGACGTTTTAACGCCATCTTGTTCTAAAAAGAGGGCAGTGTCCCGGTTGATTTGGAATAAGCCTTTAGCGACCTTTATTTCGGTTATTACCGTTGTGTCCACTATTATTGGCTGACTTACTACAATGTCCGGGTCTTTTGCAATCGCACGCTTCAGGTGCCACTGCGCACCACACGATTGTATTAGGAACGCTGCGCCTATGAGCCACAAGCCTCGCATTCGTCAGGATTTTCTAAATTACAAGTTGGTTGTTCTTTGTTGGTCAGTTCCTCGATAAAATCGTTAAAGTCGTTTTCCATTGATAGAGTCTTTTGAATAGAATAATGCAAATGCTACACCGAAGAAGGCTCCGGCTTCAGTTAAACTTGCTTTGTCGAAAGCGACAAGCAACATACCACTTAAAAATAAAACTACACCGGCAACGGTGGTTTTCCAATTACTAAATACTCTTTCTATCATCCTCTTTTCAATATATCAACTTCACGCTGCAAGTACTTGTTCTCCGTTTCAAGCTCCGCTACTCTTTGTGTTAGGCGCAAGATTTCGCTTTGCGCCACCTCAAGGCTGCTGCTCATCTCGTTTACACGTTTTAACAAATCATCACGGAACATAGTTTCAGGGTTTTCCTCACGCTGCTCTTTACGCAACTCCCGTTCCGAATCACGCTTGTTCTTAATTACACTTTCGTAAAATTTAAATGCCGCTCCGCTACCAAGTATGGTAACCACCGCTATTATTAATTCTTTGCTCTCCATTGCTTGGTTACTCGTACTTGGTTTATTACTGCTGCAAATGCTATGATAAGCCAACCGAAGCGAGAAGGTGCCTCCCACAACAGGCCGGTCATTAAATACTGCTCAACGGTCAAAAACGCTACAAGCGTTGCAATGACCGTAGAATAATACCTACATTTTAGGTCTCTCATACCTACGCTATAGAACTGAAACAAACCACCGGCAACAGCCGTGAAAATAATATGCCACTTAAAACCGATTTCTGCCCAAACGGCAGCCGGTAAAAGAATAGTGTGCAGTACGGCAATCAATAATTCCAAGAACTCGCTATCGGCAAAGCCAATAATAGTCTTGAGGTTTTTCTTTATCAGTTTGTAGTTTACCATCTCTTGTATCTTGTTCTCCTACGGTAGTCCTTGTAGGCAATTAGAATCTCACCACGGTTTCTTTCTTCTTTATAACTAACGTGTACCCAATCCGGGTTTTCATTTGTTCCAAACTCCCAAATCAACTGGTCGAAGTCAATGTTCTCCTTGATAAAATAGAAAACATCAGCATTGGTAAACCCACCAAAAATATCAGCATCGAGGTCAAGGGCTTGACCCTTACAATGTTGTGAGCTATTAGAACCACCTATTAAGTCGTTCAACGCTTCGCTGCGGTAACCGGAGGACACCGCTAACGGCTTTCCAAAATGCTCTCTTATTGGCTGAAAAACGTTCTCTGCTACGAGCTTGAGATTCTGCAAATGCTCTTGGGTTGGTTCGTTGACAATCCCGTGCTTTATCGCAGTAGCAGATTTCATCACTTCCGCAAGAGAAAGGTTCTTGCTTAAAATCATTCGTCATCAATCAAATAAATAGTTCCAATCCCTTGAGCCCACAAACTACCGTCACAACACTTACGAGAATACGTATTGGTATCTTTGCAGAAACAAGCCCTCCGGCTTCCCTTTGGGGAAGTCCGGCTTGGCGTTTTATCATTATAGTTCATCTTCGCTTGGTTCAGGGAAGTATTCAGGATGCAACTCCTTGCACTTTTCAGTCCAC